ATAGATTACCTGCTGTAAATCCTAAAGATGTCGCTAATGCGACAAATCTATCTATTACTCGAGCGGGTCCTGTTAACGCCTCTGTCAATTTTATTGTTTCACTTAATTCTAATACTATCTGTAGAATCTGTTGTTGTTGTTGTCTAAATGATTTATAATCACCTGCAGTGACAGATAATCTTCCTGTTAATACAGATGCCTGTTTTCTTGCTCTAACATTAACCCGTCGTTTCGCCTTATTCAAAAGGTCTAATGACGGATCGTTATAATCCTTTATTGATGGCATATAATATATAAATATATTTTTAATACAACCCTTCGGCTTTAACGATTTTTGATGCCTCTATCAATTTAACACCTCTCTCTTTCATTATTCTCTTTACGATTTGTGCTCTGGCGTTAGGCTTCTTTTTACCTAAACCAACGAACGCTTTTGCTAACTTATCTGGATGTTTAACTGCGAAATTGAAGGCTGATTCAATACCCGACTTCTTTCTACCGCCCGATGTTCCTAAACCAACAGCACCCATCAACGCATTCTCTGCGACTCTCGTTCCTACCTTCTCTACAATAGGTAGTGCTTTTTTAGCGATGGAACCAAGAATCTTACCAATATTAGGTTTCTTACGACCACCTGATACTACACCTCCAGATGTTCCTAAACCTACAGCACTCATCAACGCTTTTTCAGCGACTTTCTTTCCAACCTTCTCTACAATAGGTAGTGCTTTTTGACCTACTGATTTGACGGCTTTTAATAGGTTGAATCTTCCTCCTACTGCACCATCTATTCCTGAATAATGTGAACCACCTGATGATACAGCCATTCCTGCATTCATATTAAAAGGCGGATATGCTGGACTGTTTCCAGGTGATATATACATCTGTGAATGACTTCCACCACCGATCATTCTTGGGGCTTCTCCGTGATATGAACCTAGTCTAAACCCCATCGGGCTGGGATAATACGCAGATCCAGCAATTTTAAAGTGCTTTGCTTCCATCTCATCTATCTTATCTACTAATGCCCTATTGTAGGGGGCATTATAAGTGATGTTCGCTTGTGGCATTATATTCTATATTGAGAAAAAATATAATGCGGATTTTGTCTAAACTTAGTTGGCGACTGAGAGTCTAACAATTTGAAGTTCTCTAGCAGCAGACGACCAAGTTGCTCCAGTTCCAACAGCAGAGATGCTAAATGCGGTGGTGCCGTCGCTTGTAAAGATATAAGATACTGGCACAGTAGTTTCTGTTTGAGCGGCAGTAAGTTTATAAAGGGGAGTTGCTACGCCTGTAAAAAATCTAGCCTCAGATAGTGTTGTTCCTGTCATATTCAGTGTTCCTGTGACGAGATAAACACCCTCTGAGAATACCTTTGTGAAAATAACCCCTGAAACGGTCGTGGCAGCAGACGCAGCGGTGGTGACGTATAAGACTGGTTGAATAGCAGATGAACGAACGGACATATTATATATTACCTAAATATATTTATTTTTGATTTTTTTGCTAAATTAACACATACCAGACAATCGGCTTTTTCCGCCTGAAGGTGCTCCGCCGTGCATACCTTTAACAGCAGCCATTACTGGACGCACCATTCCTCTCGCTCTCGCTAAAGCACCGATGGCGGTATTAGCCATATTCATTAGGTTTCCACCTGTCATTCTTTTAACTTCCATCGACTTAAATGCCGATGCTTGTTGAGAGGTTTTAGCATCCAATACCATCTCCTTTGTAAGGATACCAGTATAGACAGCAGATACACCTTGCTGGGTAGTAAAGACACCCGAGTTAACACAGATGACACAGATTTCAGGTGTGATCGTATCTGGGAACTGATTGGCGACCTGAACGGTGAATTGGAAGTTATAGTTTCCTAAAGATCCGCAGGTAATATAATCGGGCAAAGAAAGGTCGTATGCAGGATTGACGACAAGAAGAGAACCCGTAGTAGGAATGATAAGTGCCGACTCGGCAGTGAGGGAGATAGCAAGAGGAGTGGCGTTGGCTTGACCGCAGAACTCTAGCCAAGATTGGGTTGAACCATTCTTGGAAGACAATCGCCAGAGGTCTTGAACTGAGGAAGATGAGAGAAGACCTGACTGGTTGTTAAGGTTGATACTGATTCCTTGGATTGCTAGGAAAGAGTTAGAATCAAACCAATCCTGGTTAGCCATCGGCTTACGGACAGATATAATAAACATATCTGGAATCTGGTTAATTTGAAGATTGCTAGATGTGAGTGTAGCACTTGCTAATGATAAAATAGGAGTGTTGTTAGCAGAAGAGGTCAAATATCTTGGGAAATCCATATATGGGACAACATTCTTCGTTTGGACGAGGTCACTTGGTTGAGTAGAAAGAAATCGCAAAAGCATCGCTGGTGCGGATACATTTTGTTGGATTCCAACTGGAGATGGTAGTCCTGCAAAACCATTAGAATTGACTGGGAGGAGTGAGTTATTCGTTCCAATACCAAGTTCAATATTAGTAATATAATGGTTGGCGGTCGACCACACACGCTTACATCCTGCGTCCACATTCAAAGTAAGGGACATATTGTTTATTCCTAAAAGACCCTGACAGTTGAACTCAGGATTACCGTAGATGAATGGGGAGAGGAATAGAGGCTCTGCGACTTGGGTTCTAACGAAAATCTTCCATGTGTTCGTTAATGGATCTGTTGAGATTGGAGAGTGGTCAGTATAAACATTATTCACATATCTTTCAATAGTGACTTCTACTGGAAAGGCTCCTCTTGGAGTCTGGTCGATATCGTAAGAAGCAGAGTTGTAATTTGCTAAAGGACTGTTGGTTGATCCGATAGCATCACTATAACTTCCATATGCCTGATCTGGGAGCGAAGGGGTTGTGCTGTTAAATGCGTATAGTTCTCTTGAGTTGTTCATACGAAGAAGCGAAGGAAGAACATCTTTCATATTAATACTGACAGTAGTGTTGTTAATTTGAGCAGTAGCAGTCGTGAGAAGAGCGTTAAAAGGAAAGGCTTGGAAGGAATCAGTTAAACCGTAGGCAAAGACAGAATCGCCGATTGCGACTTGATACAGAGTTGGAACCGCTGACAATTCTCCTGCATTAATGGTTAGTGAAATGCTGGTGTTGATAAGCATATCTCTACCTATAACAACGTTCTCTGAAGGCACCTGGATTGTGAAGATGACGCTGGAATTACTGCTAGATGTGGACGGAAATCTTTGGTAGGTCGTCTGGGAAGCACCAGATTTCACGGCAAAGTCAATATCAGATGTGATATCTCCAATTGTAGAATCACGAACGAGAATTGTTTGGAAGTCACTCATTATATTTTATATATAGAAAATAAAATGGTTCAAAAATTAATAAACACCTCTTTTCTCTCTTACTTCTTGGATATCAGCCTTATCTTTCTTCAAGAATCCGATTTTGAGGGTAGCCGCCTGTCCACTTGCTAGTCTAAATGGGATAAGTTGTCCAGTCTTCAATCGGTAGAATATCTCTATATCTATATTGTAGAGGGGGCGATTTCCGTAAAGGGTGATCAGTCTATATTGACTAGTAGGCACATATACAAGATTAGGTCTATATTCACCTGTATCACTTGCTAAATCTGTTAGGATATTGGCGATGTCCGAGTTATTTCCTCCTAAAGAAACCTGTTGACCCTCGTTCAAAAATACGGGGGTGCTTACTTGAGATGCCTGGATAGGTAGGGTATTGGAAGTAAAGACGATGGCGGTGACTGGCGTGATATTCGCTAAAGTGCTTATCTCCTGATAAACTACTATAGCACTAAAAAATGCTGGTATTGGCGGAACAGGAACAGGGGATACGATAATTTCTTGGAGGTTAGTTGAACCGAAATTAATGAACCCTATTCTCCAGTTCAATTGTGAGCCATATCCTAATAGAATCGCTGGAAGTGAAGAAAATAGACCGTATAGCGGGGCATTCCATATCATTTGGATTTCGTTGTTAGGGAGTAAAGGATCAAGGTCAACCTTATATCCTAATACATCAGCGTATAATACTATAGTGGATGAGGTTGTATCGTAATAGCAAACTGGGGCAAAAAAAGATGGTAGTGTTAATGCTGCCGCTACTACTAAAGCATCTAAAGCAGCATATACCAACTGTAGGGTTTCGTTGATAAGTAGGACGAACCATGTCATATGATAAGCAAAGTAATAGCCTGATGCGTTATCTTGTAGTTTATTGAATGTAGCATTAGGAGCAGCAGGAACCCCTGCAGATTGGTCTTGTGGTCGCCATATTATAGGTAATGTTGCCGTGAATGGGGCGTTTGGTAGTGTAGGGTCAGTATATTGTAGTGTGATATTGTAGATAGTTAAATCTTTATTGGCTTGGTTGGGTTCAATACTGGGTATAAATACAGGTATAGTTCCAGTTTCTACAGTGAACCTTAGAATGCTCAGGTAATAGTCCTCTGGGTTCATTATAAACGGCATACTACGCTGGTCGTTATAATAGACTGGAGTAGGGGGTTTTAATGTGCTTTTGAAATTAGTGACCGTCAAATCAAAGTAAATCTGGTCAGGTGCTACAGAATTCTTCTTTAGGTCAAACTGGCTCATTATATATAAGTAAGTATATTTTTTTCTAAACCTACTCACCGTGATCGTTTAATATGAATGTGTCTTTGATACTTATCGCTACCATCGGGAAAGATTTCTGTATGCATACCCATCTGCTTTCTAATTTTTTTATCTTTTTTATTTGCTCCTTGTCTAGACCGAAATAGTTATCTAATAAATACTTCATCGACTTTCCGCCCAGACCCGTTGGAAAGATGGTCACCGATTTACATTCATTCAATATCCTTCTTGTTCTCAATCCATCACATGCTAAATGAGATGTATATACTACTTCAACGTTGAAGTGCCTACCCGTTTCTAATACAGAATTAAGAATAGCATCCACCTTTAATTTTTGGCGTTTATCTGTAAGACAATCTGTATCATCAAATATTACAAGCGAGTCTTTGAAATCCTCTGCAGTTAGGTCATTCGTTAGAAACTCTTGACCGTCTAATTTTATCCTTTTTAACCCCTTGATTTTGTCTAAAGTCTTATCCTCTTTAATA